GGAACGGACTACAACGCAGGGTGAGCAGGCACCAGGCGAGCGCGGAGTTTATAGCCATCCAGGCCCATTTTGAGGCGGAGTGCTGCACACGCAGCATGTGGGGTGGGCGCAGTGACCCAGTCGCCAAAGAGCCAAATGCCGCGCGCATTACGGCGGATGCAGAGGCGCTCGGCTGGGGACAGCGAATGGTCCTTACGGAAGTGCACTTCGTATTTGTGTGTTTTCATGTGTTTGTTTGTTTGTTTCAATTAACTAACGCTGAGGCTCCAAGTTGAGCTAGTTCGGCACAAAGTTAAAGAAAAAAGTGAAGAAAAGTTAAGAGGGCAGCGGACCAGGTGCGAAGGGATGGCGAGGCGAGCGGGTGCCGGTGCCGATGCTGGCAGAGCAGAGCAGCGGGTGCAGCGGGTGCGGGTGCGGGAAAGGGTGTAAAGCTGACCGGAGTGGTCAGGATTACAGGCAAGAGTGGGCGCTTGTGAAAAGGTGCCATGTTTTTCACAAAGTATGCGCAAGGAATGCGTGGAGACACCCTCGCCTCCCAGGCAACCCCGCGCGACCCTCGCCGTCCCTCTGCTCCCCTGCTCCGCGGCCCTCGGCAGCACCGCGGCAGCGTCCTGGTGCCCCGTTTTGATAACACCAGACAACACCTGTAATATGGAGTCACAGAGGAGATTCAGCCGCCTCAAAGCGGTCTGGCCGCGCCGCCGGTTCCGACCGCGGCAGTTAGAGCACGCAGGCCACAGCCCCGGGACGCAGCCGGATTCACTGTGCCAGGATGCAAATAGGGGGGGAGGGGGTTTGATCCTGGCTGGCTGGCTTTCAGCCGACGAATCCCCCCACCTAAAAATTTTTGCCCCCAATGGCGGCCCCTGCGCTTCTGTTGCGCGCACCTGCTTGACGGCCAGCTACCGGCGCGCTACACCTGCCTGTGACGACTTGTGTGTGGCTGAAAGGACGTGGGCATATTGCCCCTGTGATGGCTGCATCTGCTACCTATCGTGAGTAGGACCCAGGTGTTGTTATTGCAGCCGGTTTGCATGTGCAGACTGGGCGTCCTTTTGCCGCGTCTAGTGTGTATAAAAATTGAACACTTTGGTCCGTAGTACGAGAATGCGTATGAAATTTACAATCCATGAAAAGCAGGTGAAGGCGAAGTTTGGTGCTGCGTATGACTTGAGCAAGTACACGGAAGGCGTGGACTACAGGCGGCAGAAGACCGGGTTTGGCAGCCGTGTCATGTTTAAGACAGGCTTGTTTGATCTTAGCAGCGATCTTAACGCTAAGACTTTTGCTAAGAGCGATCATAACGACTTAAACAAGCCTCAAGTCAATTTAAGTGACGTTATAACCGATCAAGTGGTCGTCTTAAGCGTTGTTGACCCTAGTTTGGTCGAACATAAACAGGACAAGCCGCCAATCTTAATTAAGGTGGCCGATCTTAATTTGCCTGAGCAGCCACTGATGACCAGGCCGGCGCTCTTGGACGGGGCCGTGCGAACCGCCAAGGTGGTTAAGAAGCACAGCAACCAGCGTTATGTGGAGACCGATACGTTGGGAACGGTGTTCGTCGGAGGGAAGTGCCACCAGGTTAAACTTAACCAAGTCATCTCCGTCAAAGACGGTAGCCTCTACTTAGGCTAAGCAGTACTTCGTTGCTACCCCTTCGGGCCGTCGGCCCGACCCTTCGGGGTAGCTATTGAAGCTAATCTACTTCCGGTAAGCTAGAACCCGGAGTCTGAGCATAGTACCCCCAAGACTGAGTGTTAGCCACCTAGAATTGGGGGTAGTGCTCAAAGTTGAAGCGTCACACTTCCGTATAAGTGTCACCGTCGCGTCGCATATCACAGTCTCTGCCCATGGCTACCCGTTCAGCCTAGCATTGTCTCTATCGCGGACGACTGTGCAGCACTCACTGATTCTTGAACATCAGTGATCTTTAATCTGGGTCAAGAGGAATACCCAGAACCATGTCTTCATCCGGTGGGTCCATCTTTCAGGTTGACCAGCGGCTACGCGGCATTCCCTATGTCGGGCGCAACGCGAACATCCCAAAACAGGAACATCATGTCAATGTCAGACGAACAAAAAGATCGCCTCATCCAAAAGATTCTCAAGTTTCCGCTGATTGAGCATCCTTTGCTGCCAGCTCCAGACCAAGAGCAGCGTCAACAGATGATTAAGAACGTCGGTCCTGAGGAAGTTATGCGCCTCTTCCTGATGCGGGAGCAGCGCGTTAAAGCTGAGCTTAGCGACCCTCATCGCTACGGTACTGAGCTTGAGTCTTGGAAAGATGCTGATTTAATCCTCAACCATCACTCGGAACTCCTTATCCTCGGTGGCAACCGGGCCGGCAAGACTGAGTACGCTGCCAAGCGGATTGCCCAGGCTTTTGTGGGCACTGACCTTAATGGCTTTGCTCCTGACTGGGTGAAGGAGAAGTTCCGCAAGCGTGGCCTCAACATTTGGTGTCTGCACACGACCAACATGACGAGTGTGTCCATGCAGCAGAATGTGTTTCACAAGTATCTCCCGACAGAACTTAAGGAAGCCAAGCGCAGCAGGACAACCCAAGTTAGCTGGACCCAGAAGAACGGTTTCTCGGACAACACCGCGGTATACAACGGCAACCAGATCTGGTTCCTAAACTACAGCCAGGACATCAAGGTTGTCGAAGGAGGCGAAGTAGACTTTGTGTGGTGCGACGAACTTGTCCCGGCTGACTGGCTGGAAACGCTCAAGTACCGTTTGGTCACCCGCAATGGGAAGCTGATTGTCACCTTCACTCCTATTCTTGGCTACACTCAGGTTGTTAAGGAGTTTATCACAACTGCCAAAATAAAGACCTGGAAGCAGAGTGAGCTTCTGCCTAACAACAACGTCATCGGTGTACCTAAAGGTCACATGCCGTACACTGCGGAAGGCATATACGGAAAGCACGGGTGCATCTGGTTTCACAGCAAGCTCAATCCCTACAACAACTGGGACCGAATGTGCCAGACTCTGAAGGGACGCAGCACTCACGACATCAAGATCCGGGCTTATGGCTGGGCAGATCAGACTGCCGGCAGTCAGTTTCCAATGTTTGGTGAACTAAACGTGTTCACCGATAGTGTCACCGATAGATGCTCGGAAGGAACCAACTACATGGTAGCTGATCCAGCCGGAGCCCGAAACTGGTTCATGCTTTGGGCTAGGGTGGACGCGCATGGTACGGTGTGGGTTTACCGTGAGTGGCCGGATCAAAGCTACGGTGAGTGGGCGCTGCCAAGTGACAAGCCCGATGGTCGAGCCGGTCCGGCACAGAGAAGTGGAGCTGGCCGCGGAGTTAACGAGTACACTGAACTAGTCTGGAGCCTAGAAACACATGCTGACAAACGCGAGGAGATTGCAGAACGCTACATCGACCCAAGAAGCGCAGGCACAGAAACTACAAGCAAGGAAGGTGGCGTCACGCTGCTTGACCTGCTTCTGGACGCCTCTGAACCACTGTATTTCTTGCCTGCTGCCAGTGTGTCAGTGGATGAGCGTGTTTTAATTATCAACGATCTGCTCTGCTTTAATCGTGAAGCGGATATTGATATTAAGACTAACCATCCGCGGTTGATGGTGCATGAAAGTTGCCAGAACCTTATTTACTCACTCAGAGAGTGGACCGGCCATGACGGGCAAAAGGGAGCCTGCAAAGATCCAATTGACGCTTTGGGATACCTTGTGGTAATGCAACCTAGCCACATAAATTCTTCAAACAAAGAGTGGCAAAAGTTTAATAAGTGCGGGAGTTATTAAAGTATGCTGAAATCAAACACTGACGTTCTTGCGATTGCCTCCAAGAACCCGCATGTAGGCGAGCTGTTAAGCGAGTACAACCGCTCGATGATCAACTCTTCTCAGGGGAATTTGGTCACTAAGTTTGACAACATACGCTTCTGCCGGTGGCCTGGGCAGACTGACGACGGCAAGAAACACTCTGAAAACCGCTCTGAAGGTGATCCGGCGTGGCCATTTGAAGGTGCTTCTGACGTTCGCACTCGCCTCATCGACGCTACTTGTAACGAGTTGACCGGTTTGCTTGTTGGAGCATTCCAAAAGGCTGAGCTTCGAGCCAGTGGAACTGATCTAACTGACATGCCTGTGTCCCAAATTGGCACGACTCTACTGCGCTGGATTCGTGACGCTAAGATGCCTCAGCAACTCTACAAGGAGGCGACTCTTGCGGCTCAATACGCACTTCAGTACGGCTGGAGTGCCTTCTTTGTGGGTTGGCAGCAAAGCATCAGTGTCCGCACTCAGGACATTTCCATGGAGCAAATCATGGCGCTGGCTCAGC